CAGTAGACCCCGTAGAGAAGTGCCCCGACGACCACAATGCCTACGATGGAATAGGCGATGGTTTTCAGAGAGGTTCCTGCTGTTGGTTGAGGTTCCATTTGTAAACCCCACAGGAAAAACGGACATACAGCAGAGCATCATCAAAGACGTAGATGTACTGCAACAATTGTGGACTGAGAGGACACGTGTTTCGAGATTGCCAAGATCCCGTGGTTTCATGCGGGATTGTACTGGTTCGAGGAGGTCGCCGTCTTCCGATTAACCCCCGGAATGCGGAACTTCTGATGATTCGCCGAAAGGATAGTATGTCCTACACCGAGTTCCTACGTGGGAAGTATCACCCCGAGGATACTGGGTATCTTCACTCACTTCTTGAGAATATGACGCAGGCAGAACAGGATCTGATCCGAACCCATCCGTTTGACACGCTCTGGTCTAAACTCTGGGGGTATGGTGTTGATCATCATTCGAACGAGTACCCCCACGCAAAGCAGCGCTTTGAATCACAGTCAATCGCAGCGCTTCTAGATGCTCACCCAACTCCCTATGTGGAATCCGAGTGGGGGTTTCCCAAAGGTCGCCGAATTCGGTGTGAGTCCGATGTCGAGTGTGCGATCCGGGAGTTCTACGAGGAGACCAATATTCCTCGCGATGCCTACATCCTGCTTAAGAATGTGCTTCTCACCGAGACCTTTCGAGGAACCAATGGTATCATGTACAAACACATCTACTATGTCGCACTCATCACAGACGAATCGAAGATCCAGTTGGATCAAAAGTTCACTCCAATGCAGAGGCGCGAGATCTCGGCAATCGCATGGAAATCCTTGGACGCATGTCGCGCACTCACGCGTCCCCATTTCACGGAACGTCTTCCAATGCTGGATACTCTAGAGTCCATCCTTGCGGGGTTTGAGACACATGATGATTTGTCTACCTAACTACAATGGAGACATCGTGGATCAAATCGGTAGGATTCTCCTACGCAATCCTCCTTGTCGCAGGGACGCTTATCTGCGTGGCATTCACCTTTTTCACATGTCAGAAGATAGGGTTTCTAGAGTCTCTCAAAGAGGGCGCCATCTTCGCAGTTCCATCCTCCCTGATTCCTGCGTTGGTTCACTATGTCCCCGCGGTATCCCGTCCATTTGAGAACGTGTTGCGAGACTACCTGTATGTCCCACCTGAGAAGGCGCCGATGCTTGGCGTTGGATACCTTATGATGCTTATCGCATGGATTATGGGGGCGCGCATGATTGGAAGTATTCAGAAGGCAGTGTGTATTCCGACACCTGATGAGGTCGCGGAATTCAAAGCGCGTCTTCAGAAGAAGGTTGCTAAGGAGGAACAGAAGGAAGAGAAGCGGAACGCAGAGGTTACGAAGCAAACTTGAACTTCGCACCATAGAGCGTTAGTCCATATGCGACAACTGCGAGAATGAAGATCCACCACCAAAGGGGAAAGACGGTGGAATCACGAGACCCTGTTCCAAAGGGACGTACACGACCCTCGCGACCAAACGCGACCGAGGGACGGATGTACAGGAACGCGGAAATCAGAAAGAGATAAATCGTCACCATCCAGAGTCGGTGATTGTCTCGGAACAGAACGCCCATTATCCTTTCCTGACGAAAAACAACGATGGCGTTTGTGCTACCAAACAGGAAGGCATTTGCCGACCATGTAGCACGAATCTTCCTCAAATACCGGAAGATTGACAAGGATCCCCTGGATGAAGCAGATACGGAGGCGGACTTGTGTGCGCGTCAGGGTGACATGTCCAAGGGATCAGGTAAGTTGTTCCCATATCAAGCACTGGTTCGCGACTACCTTGCCATTGAATCCCCGTATCGCGGACTTCTTCTCTACCATGGTCTTGGATCTGGAAAGACGTGTTCCTCTATCGCGGTGGGGGAGACCTTGCTCAGTCAGAAAAAGATCATTGTCATGCTTCCTGCTTCCCTTCAGGAGAACTATCGGCAAGAGATTCGTAAGTGTGGAGATCCCGTGTATCGCAAGGAGAACAATTGGCAAGAGAAGTTTGTCCGATCTGATGCCGATCGTGAAGAAGCGAAACGCTTGGGGATTTCCGATACTTTCTTGGGAGTCACTGCGGGTCGTTACTTCGTCACACAACCTGGTCAACCTTCCAACTTTGCCACTCTTTCCAAAGATGTTCAAGTCCTCATTCAGCGTCAGATTGAGGATCTTTTGAACCAGCGTTTCACATTCATCAACTACAATGGACTGACCAAGGACGCGGTTGGGAAACTTCTCGCAGATGGGAATCCATTTGAGGAGTCGGTGGTGATCATTGATGAGGCACATAATTTTATCAGTCGTGTTGCCAATGAGTCTGAGATTGCGACACCAGTCTACCAAGCAATCTTGAAGAGTCCGACGACGAAGGTTGTGGCACTCTCCGGAACCCCGGTCATCAACGCTCCTCGTGAAGTTGCGCTGTTAATGAACCTTTTGCGTGGATCCATACAGCGGATCACAATTCCATTGAAGGTTGCGGGGCAATGGGATGAGTTGAAGATGACCAATGTCTTCCGTGGAATTCCGGATGTCGATACCATCGAGTTCAACGCAGTCAAAAAGGCGGTGTTGCTCACTCGCAACCCACCCCAGTTCCGGAGTGTTTACAATGAGAAGGGTGATCGGACCTCTGTCCAATACGTGAAGGATCTGACATGGACACCTGATCCTCTCGCATGGGTCCAGAAACTCCAACCTCGGTTAGAAACTGAATTGCCCGGAGTTGAACTTCAAGTCGAACGTGTATCCTTGGAAGATCTCGAATGTCTACCATCGGATCCTAAAGAGTTCGATACTCTGTTTCGCGATGGACTCGCGATCAAGAATCCGATGTTGCTCATGCGTCGTATTCAGGGTCTGGTCTCGTACTTCAAGGGTGCCGATGAACGTATGCTTCCAAAGCGCGTGGATGATGACAAGACCCTTGAAAAGATCACGATGTCGACGGAACAGCTGGGTGTCTATCTCCAGACCCGCTTCCAAGAGATCCAGCGGGATGCCAAGCGTCGCACACTTAACGATGATGGAGGAACCTACCGCGTCGGAAGTCGTCTTGTGTGCGATTTCACGATTCCATCCGAGTTGCGAGATACCACGGAACCAAATCCCACAAATGAGAACCAGGTGTCAGACAAACCCGAAATCCTTGCGAAGTTGCGGGAGCAGGCAGACAAGTATCTGACCGAAGAAGCGCTTGCGAAATGGAGTCCCAAGATGTTGAAGATGTTGCGCAACCTGAAAGACAGTGTTCAAGGAGATGCTCGTCGTAGTCAGTTCGTATATTCTCAGTACCGGTCTCTGGAAGGATTAGGTGTCTTCTCCGCGATCTTAGAAGCACATGGATTCCAGCGGTATCGCATCGTGAACGAAGGAGGGCAATGGAAAGAAGATCCGTCTATGGACGATAAACCAGCGTATGCCTTCTACACAGGCGAAGAGAAACCTGAAGATCGCGAGATCATGCGTCAGGCATTCAATGGTCTCTACAGCGATACATTTCCTCAGTCTCTAAAAGAGAGTATCCAAGCACGCGGCAAGAAGTTGCTGTGTGTCCTGATGGCATCCCGTAGTGGTGCCGAAGGTATTACACTCGCCAATGTACGCCATGTCCACATCATGGAACCGCACTGGAATCCCGCAGTCACTGAACAAGTGATTGGTCGTGCGATTCGTATCTGTAGTCACGCGTCATTGCCTCTCGCAGAGCGTACGGTACGAGTCTCGTACTACCTCTCCATTCTTCCAGAGAGCGCCAAGACAGGAACCGATAATAACTTGGTGTTCATTCGTCGCAATGATGTGGAAATCAAGCGGTATGAAGGAGATCCTCCACAGGAAACCTTTATGTCGACCGATGAACACCTCTATGAACTCTCCTATGAAAAGGCGGAACTTGCCAAGCGCATCACGACTTTGCTCAAGCAGGCAGCGGTTGACTGTGAGATTCACCGCAAGTTACACACCAAGAATGAACCGGGTCTGGTGTGTATGCGGTTTGATACCACCGTGGAAGGCGAAGATCTTGCCTTCAGACCGAACATTGGATCCGACGAACGCGATGTGACCTATTTGAAGAATAAGACACGTCGTGCTCGGACATTGGAGCGAATTCAGATTAAGGGGTGTTTGATGTTACGCGACCCGATCACCAAGGAGATCTTTGACGCACCCTCCTTTGAAGATGCGCGGCGCTTGCTCCTTGTTGGAAAGCAGATCTCAGACCGTCAGATTGAATGGATTACGAGCTCGCCTTGCTAGCGAGCAGAAGATCCTCTAGGAACTCGGAGCACGTATCAGCCCATGACGGGAACGCCTTCATCGCAATCGCCTCACGGAACTGGGGAAGTTTCTCAATTGCCTCCGCCATTCCCTTCGTAACATCCTCCGAAAGAGGAACGCTACCGAAAAGACCTAGGACCATCGTCTGACCCTGATAGAGGCGCACTTTTGTCGGAACTGTGATACTCGCACCCTCTAGGAACTCATAACTACCGACTGACGTCACAATCTGAGGCGCGCCCGTCTGCATATGCTCCAACTGGCAGAGACCGAATCCCTCACCATCCGACGTATTGATACCAATGTCGGATGCGTTGTAGAGACGATTGATGGCATCATCGGTGTAGACCGTCTGACCCGATGTATCTACAACAAGCAGACGATCCGCAACATCCGCAAGATCCAGACCGTTCGAAATCACCTCGGAGAGGAAGATCCGACGTAGGTCGTAGAAAGCACCCGTCTGTAGATTGGACCCAGTCGCAAATAGGAGATAATAGGGTGCCTTTGGATTCTTCTTCAGAAGACCGACGAACCCCTGAATGGTAAGATCCAGGCGCTTCCGTTCCGAGTTGCGATTACAGTTGAAAAAGACGATGGCATCCTCTGGGATACGGAGATCCGCACGAATCGCAGACCGCTGGGCAAGAGGTTTGAATACATCTGGGTCGGCAGCGTGACCCATGACCTTTACCTTCGCCTTACAGCCACCTGGGAAGTAGGACTTGTAAATATCGCGCCACTTCTCCGTGAAACAGTAGACGTTGTCCGACGCATTGTCAATGATGTCCATCAGATCCTGTGCGATTCCAGGGTAGAGTTGATCCACATAGGTCCACACGGCATAGGGAGACACACCCTTCTTATACTGAAGGG